GTTTCATAGAACGAATGCACGAGCGGCTCTATGACGGATTGGAAAACTGCTTCCACGTGGATGCGGGTTCAACCTACGAAGGAGAAGAAACTCAGACACTTTCGGGCCTCGATTATCTTGAGGGTTGTGAAGTGGCAATCCTTGCTGACGGTGCAGTGCTTCCTCGTGAAAAGGTCAAGAACGGACAAATTACGCTTGAAGTTCCGGCCAAGAAAATCCAAGTCGGGCTGCCCGTTATTTCAGAAATCCAAACACTCCCGCTTATTGTCAATCTTCAGGACGGCTCCTTCGGACGAGGTCACCAGAAAAATATCAATCGCGTTTGGATGCAGGTTTACCAGTCCAGCGGGATATTTGTTGGACCGAGTTTTGACGATCTTACCGAGGTTAAACAGAGATTGGACGAGCCTTATGGAGAACCTCCTGAGCCTTTGAGCACAGAGATTGATGTTCCTCTGCCCGGCTCATGGAACGCATCAGGACAACTTGTCCTTCGACAGAAAGACCCTTTGCCTCTCACGCTTGTAGGCATCACTTGCGATTTAGCACAGTAAAGGAATAAGTATGGCTTCTATAACGAATATGTCACCGGCACTTCGGGAACACATGGCTTCTGTCGGATGCGCTCCGGTGGGCCCTGACGGACTCGGAGTCCTCAACCCAATTCCGGAAAGCTCGTCAGCTCTGGGGAGCGGACTTAACGGCATCATGCTTGGAGCCTCCATAGGGCAAGCCATCGGAGGAATTTACTCTGCCTTTGTCGGCGCAAAGACCTCGGCCTACGTTCAGAAAAAGCAAGCACAAATCGCGCAAGACAACGCTGAGATTATGCGCATGGGAGCGGAGACAGCTTATCGCCAAGGTGAGCAGAAGGTCGCTCAGATTACTCGAAGGGCTGGGCAACTCAAAGGAGCGCAAAGGGCGCGCTATGCCGCCAACGGAGTTGCGCTTGGCGTAGGCAATGTGGCTGAAGTTGCAACTAATACTGACCTTGATAAAGAAATGGATGTTTGGACGGCTAAGTTCAACGCAATGCAGGCCGCGTGGGGTTACAACCGCAAGTCTCTTGAGTATGGAGCACAAAGCGGAGCGCTCAGAACCATGAGCGGGGCTAACAACTCTTTGGCTCCGGTCGCGGCTTTGGGAGCAGGACTCAGCGGGGCAACTCAGGTAGCAAGCAACTGGTACATGTACAACGGTAAATTCGGATTAGGCCTTGGGAGATAAGAATGGCAAAAGTTCCTACATACGGCGGCCCACAGCTTTTGATGAACAATCAACCCGTCACGATGGGTTTTACAAATTATGCAGATCAAGTCATCAAACCTAAGGTTGATCTGAATCCGGCTTTGCGCCTTGCGGCAAAGTTTAAGGCGGAGCAGGATAACGTCCGCGTTGACGATGCGCTTACGGATTTAAAGCGCTACATGATCCAAAAGGAGTTTGGTGAGGATGGTAAGAATGACGGCTGGAGAAGTCTCAAAGAAAAGGCCGCTTTGGAAAGGGATGAGAACGGGTTAGGGCTGGCGGACAGAGTTGATAAAGACGCACGTCGTTACGGAGGCGAGATAGCCAAGTCTTTAACACCCGAGCAACAACAGCTCTTCAACAGAAAGGCACTGTACCTCTACAACGGCAATTACGACCAAGTCATGGGTCATGCTTTTCAGCAGCAACAGCAGTATCAAAAAAGCTCGATCGATAACAGAATTGCTTTGGCTCAAAGAGCGGCCGGGCTCTACGCGGACAACCCTGGAATGCTGGGGGCTCAGATTGAAGACATCACGGTAGCAACGAAAGAAGCGGCCCGCATAGGAGGCTGGAGCGAACAGGAGGTTATCGTAAAAACAAACGAGGAAACTTCCAAGGCCGTAGGCAACGCTCTGGACACACTCCTTTTCCAAGCTCAAAAGAATCCGGCAGTGGCAGAGCAGGCCTCAGGGCTTCTTCGCACCTATGCGCCTCACATGACACCTGAGACTGTAAGACAGTATGGTGAGAAAATCCGAGCTGCTTCTCAGGGTTATCAAATTGATCAGGTGGTACAAAGAGATAGGGAGAGAAACAAGAATACGCCCGAGACTTTGGTTGCCTCTGCCTTAGCCGGTCCCGTAACGGAAGAAAAAATTCAAGGACTCGGAGTCAAATTCGGAACCGGTTTTATATCGGGCCAAGAGTCAGCCAATCGTCAGTTCAAGCAAGTGCCTCGCAGAGACGCCAACGGCAAGATTGAAAAAGACGATAAAGGTAACGTTATCTACGATGACGAAGTTTTGATCGGTCGGTACTCGGATGGAAAGACTCCTAAGGATCTCAGAGACTTTTGCTATGGAAAATTCCAAGTAAGTGCGGATGCGGCCTACGAAGCTTCTCAATCTCTAGGCGATAAGCTTACAAGGGCTCAGGTACAAGAGAAGATCAAATACGATCCGGCCTTTAACGAGCGTATCGGGGTCAAGATTATTACCGACCATATCCGTTTCTACGATGGTGATTTACTGAAAGCCGCAGGTGCTTATAACGCCGGTAGAGGCAATGTGAATCTTGCGGTCAGTATGGATAAAGAAAACTGGAGGAAATACTTCGGAACGGAAGAGCACAGAGCTCGTGCAAGAAAATTAGGCTATAGAGCTTTGGCCGGAAAGGATGCCGTTGCCTACGTTAACAAAGCGGCCTCGTGGGTGCAGAAAGAATTCGGAGGTGTTGCGCACAGCAGTGACGGCAGAGAGATTGCTCCCGGCGATCCGAGATACTTTCAGGCCCTTCGGAGAACCCGTACTCGAAAAGAGTTGGAAAACGCCGCGTTAGCGGACGGTTCGCCCGTATCGGTTGAAGCTAGAGATAATCCCGAAACTCGGGAAAAGATCGTAAACGCTTTAGCGATTGCTCAGCAGAGAGACAACGAAGATTATGTCCTGATGCAAACCAATCTCTTAAATGACGGCGTAAATATTCTTGCCGAAACCCGAGGTGATTTACAGGACACACGACTGCTTCAGCTCCTGCCGCAAATGAATCCGAGAACGCAGGCTGAGCTTCGGACATGGGCCCAAAAACTTCAAGTGGGTGACACGAGCGGCGATAAGGAACTCTTTGAGCACTATAACGTGCGCCCGCAAGAACTCTTTAATCTGAGCCGCGAGCAGTTAAACGGCATGAGGATTCGGCTCTCTCCTACGCAATGGGATACGCTGGAGACTCAATGGGTGAAAATGCATGAACTGGAAGGAGCCTCACAAGATAAGTCTTCTCAGGCAAGGATGGTGTCAGCCTCCGGACAAAGTCTGCCTGAGTATCAGACCGCTAAGATCGAAAACATTAAATCGTACTTGAGGACCACTAGCGGGAAGTTTAAGGACTTAGGGGAGGAACAGGCCGGAGCCTTGCTCTCCGAGCTTCAAAAGGCTATTAACGTTGAGCAGACCAAGCTTCAGCGGGAGCTGACTGAGGAAGAGAGAAACACCTTTATTAAAAGTCTTATGGCTTGCCGCTTCGATATAGAGGGCTTCATTTTTGACAGCCAAAAGGGGCTCATGGAGCTAAAGGCCGGAGACACTCCAAACCACGGAAACTTGGATGCCTACAACCAGCTCAAGCAATACGCTACCCAGAGAATCAAGGCGATGGGGTTGGACAGAGAGGCTACCGACGGAGAGGTGCAGGAAGCGCTCTACCACATCATGATCAGCCGTAATCCCGACTGGTTTGTTTCTATGAATGGGAAGGTGCCTCAGCAGTATGCGGAAGCCATTATGCAAAACAATCCCGGCAAGCGCTTTTCCAACGCTCAGCTTTTCAAAGAATATCTGACGCTTCGGATGAAAGGGATAG